ATGAAAAAATTATTCATAGTTCAGGTTTAGATAAAATGAAAAGACTTCATGTTCATCTAACTGATGATTTAAGTGTCGCATATAGTGTTGGTAAAAGATATTCAAGATATGATAAACCTGTTATTTTTGAAATAGATTCAGCGGCAATGTATGCAGATGGTTACAAATTTTACTTGAGTGATAATGAAGTTTGGTTAACAGATAATGTGCCATTGAAATATTTGAAATTGCATAATACAAGTGTATGAAAAATATGAAATATTTAAAAATTAATAGTAGTAAATTAACACAATTACCGGATTTACCAGATATATTAGAAGAATTATATTGTCATAATAATCGATTAACTAAATTAACAGATTTACCAGATGTACTAAAAGAATTACATTGTAACGATAATAAATTAACTGAATTATCCGAATTACCAGATACATTAACAGAATTATATTGTAATCATAATAAATTAACGGAATTGCCTGAATTATTAATTGTATTAAATTGTAATCATAATAAATTAACTAAATTACCGGATTTACCAGACACATTAGAAGAATTATATTGTTCTAATAATAAATTAACGGAATTACCAGATTTACCGGATACATTAAGATGGTTAAATTGTTCTGGTAATAGGTTACCTTATAAAAATTTAGAAGGTTATTGGAAATGGTTTGAAAAAACTTATCCAGAAAAAGTTGCCGCAAAAAGATATAATCTATGAAAAATGAAGAAAAATGGAAAATAAATCAGAAATTCGTAAAACAGTTGTAAATTTTTTATTACTTAAACCTTTCGTTACCGACTCTCGCACTCATTATATATTAATATATAGAGATATTAGAATATCTATTCGTAATGATGTATATTTTATTGATGATATTTGGATAAATGATGAATGTTATAAATGTGATAAAGAAACTTATGAATTAATTCGCAAATATGTTGGTGAAAGAAGACCTTCACTTGAACAAGTTAATAAGAAAATTGAAGTATATCTAAGAAAAAACAAATTAGAAAATCTCAATTCTTAAAAAATTAAATAAAAATATGAAAAAGGTAATTGATGAATATTAGGTTTAAAAATAATCCTAATATTTATGAAACTAAACAAAAAATCAAAAATTGCAAGAACAACTGTTTCTAAATTAGAATATAAAGTTGTTACGAGAGGACTCAAAGATTGGTATTGGAGTGAAGGTATAATGTTCTACCCCAAAAAAAGACTAGGCTTTAAAAATTCTAATCGTCAATTAATGAGTTTTCAAATGAGAATGTATAAAACTTGGAAGCACAACAGAAAAACTCAATGGAAAAATTAGTTATAATTGCAGAAAGGACATATCGCACTACTCATTGAAAAATGAATGTGAGGAAACTCAGCCATTCATTGCTTAAGGCAGGAGACTAAATGTCGTTCGCACTGCCGAGGAATAAACTCAAAACAGTCTTACCGAAAGGTATAGTGGGTGAGCAACACGATAAGACGAGGTAGAGGACAATAGACAAATGATATGATAAAACAGAAGGCTGGTTACACTTTAGCAATTATATTCTTTCAAAAATCTTTCAAATTCATTCTCAACAAATTTAAGATTATATTTTCCCATATCCCTTACTATGTAAGGCTCATATCCCATCTTTTTAATTTCATCTATTTTAATTTTATCTCTATTCTGAACTTGTAATAAAGAATGTGTCTTTGTTACTTTTTGATAATGCCATATTCCATTCCATAATACAGCAACTTTTAAATCATCAATAATAACATCGGCATCAAATCCATTAAAAATAGTTTCATTTGTTCTTACATTCTTAAAATAATCTTTACACAAATCAGCAAAAGCAATTTCATTCTTACTTCTATTAGTAGATCCTAATTTTTTTCTAATATTACCTCCCAGTTCACATAACCTTTGATGTTTATTTTGCCATTTAATATGACAACCATTAGAACAAAATCTTAATTTATCTGTATCATCCTTTACTCTCTCAATAATATTATCACATTCATCCCAAGAACATTTCATAGAAACCCTTTCCCTTTTTGGTTTTTTATTAGGATGTAATTCATTATTCTTTTTTGATGAACTTAAACCTACACATTTTCTACTACAAAAATGTTTATTTTTAGTTTCAATGCCACATGTCTCACATTTGCTCATTTTAATTCTTCTTTTTTCTTACACCAATCTTTTATGAATTGTGATATCAGTTTTGATTTATTGATCGAGTTTTTTTCACATTTCTCATCAAATTCCTTCAATAATTCTTTATCTATGGATATTGTTAATTTTGTTTTCATTGTTTTTATTGTATATATAAATAAAAAAATACATATTTTTTCCACTTTTACATACGTTGACAATTAATTTTTTTTATTTAAAATTTGTTTTTATTTTTGTAAAAAATTAAAATATGAAAGACAAGGATAAATATTTGAACGATATTGAAAACACTCTGAGCAAACTTGTTACACCTGATCAGATGAAATCTATTATGTCTTCATTTAATAGAAAAGAACCTAAGGATTATATCAAAGGTGACATTATGACAGTTGAGGAATTTTTCAATCTCAAAAAAGATGATGTCATTCATCACAAAGTTTACGATGATGATGGTCATTTGCGTTCTGATGAATTTGATATCGTTGAATTTCCTGCTGATGCTTCTAATCATTATGAAATCAGTACTGTTGGTTGTTTTCCATTTGAAGTTGATCCTAATGAAGAACCAACAAAAGAACTTAAAAATATGGATAATTCTGGTTGGACTTGGACAATGAGAAAGGCTATTAAAAAATGAAAAAGTTAGAAAAAATATTTTACATAATTCTAATTGCAATTTTGAGTTTCACTCTCGGTTTCTTTTTTAACTGGGAAGAAAGAATTATAATTATCTGTTTATTATTAAGTTGGATACCAATTTATGTTTTTTATGCATATGTTATAATTCCTATCTTTGATTTCTTAAATTGCGGAAAAATTAAACAAACTAAATAAATTAATATATACATTAAAAATGGAGGATAAATTATGTCGTAGATTTACAAATTAACAACAGTTACAAGAAGAGATTTAACACCTGGTTACAAAATAGAAAAAAATGATATTTTTCTTTTAATATATACATGTATGTTAAAAGAATTTATAAATAAAGCAAATTCCATCCATAATAATTTCTACGATTATTCCTTTGTAGAATATAAGAATAACAAAACTAAAGTTCAAATTAAATGTCCAATACACGGACTTTTTGAACAAACACCAATAAATCATACAAATGGTCAAGGTTGTCCTAAATGTTATTCTGAAAACAGAAACAAACATCTTCGCAAGTCCTATATTGAATTAATAAATCAATTCAATAAAATTCACAATAATTTTTATAATTATTCATTAGTTGATTATAAAAATAATAACACAAATATCACTATAACCTGTCCAATACACGGTAATTTTAACCAAACACCTAAAAATCATATGAATGGTCATGGTTGTCCAATATGTGCATTAGAATTAAAAAGTATAAAACAAGCAAAAAATCAAGAACAAGTTATAGATGATTTTAAAAAAATACATAGTGAGGTTTATGGTTATGATTATGTTTCATATAAAAATAACAAAGTAAAAGTAATTGTAACTTGTAATATACACGGAAATTTTAATATTGCACCTCTACATCATTTGAATGGTGCAGGGTGTCCAAAATGTAGATCCTCAAAAGGTGAAAGAAGAATTAGAAATTTTTTAAAAATAAATTGTATTGAATTTACAGAACAAAAAACATTTGATAAGTGCAAAAACATAAAATTATTACCTTTCGATTTTTATATACCAAAATATAATTTATGTATAGAATATGATGGTATTCAACATTTTAAAATTATAGAAAAATTTGGAGGTATAGAGGAATACGAAAAAAGAATAAAAAATGATAAAATTAAAAATGAATTTTGCAAATCACATAAAATTAACCTTATAAGAATTTCTTATAAAGAAATAAATGAAATAGAAAATATATTGAAAAATAAACTAAATTAAAATTAAAATTATGACATAGAACAAATTAACAATCGTAACAAGAAGAGATATGACACCAGCATACCAGGCTATTCAATCTGGTCACGCAGCCATACAATTTCAATATGATTATCCTGACATTGCTAAAGAATGGTATGATAATTCTAATTATCTTATTTATCTTTCAGTAGAAAATGAAAATGAATTAAAGAGATTAATTCATAGGCTAGAAAAATCCAACATCAAGTATTCCGTATTTCGTGAATCTGATATTGATAATCAGATTACTGCGATTGCTATTGAGCCTTCTGACAAAACAAGAAGGTTGGTTTCTAATTTGCCTTTAATGTTAAAGGAATGTAATATTTTTAATAAAATTGATAAAAACACTTATAAAGATAAGGAGGAAAGTTATGTCTGTTGATAAAAGAGCATATTACGAAAAATTTGCACATGTTTCAGTTAATGGTTCTATTTGGTCTGAAGATGCAAAGTGTCATAAATGTAAAACAAATAAACAGGAATTTTCTGTTTTTCTTGGTGAAGGTCAGAGATTAAGCACCTTATATTCAACTTGTTGTAGTGAATGTTTACCTTCAATTATTAAAAAAGCAATTGAAGAAGGAAAAGAGGATGCTGAGAAAGCAATTAAAAATGCAGAGGAAAGAGAGTTTTTAAAAGATGTTGAAAAATATAATTTATAAAATATGAAAGAGATAGAATTACTTAAAGATGTGATAAGACAATTAGAAAATCTTGAAGAAATATCTTATCAAGGTTATCAAGAAGAATCAATTTATGGTGGAGGTGGTCATTATGAAGATACTTATATGGGTTATTTTGACAAAGAAGATAGAGATCAAATTGTTGATAAATTAAAAGAAGTTTACAAATTTTTTGAAACAGTTGAAAAATAAAGAAAGGAAATAAAATGAAAGTAGAAGCTGAAATTAGAGAAATGTATAAAATCACAGTTGGTGATGATGGTGTATGTAGGGGTTGTTATGATCTTATGGATGAATGGCATGAATCATATTATGTTGATACTATTAAAGAAATTGCTGAACTATTAAATGTAATTTACTATCATGGTTTACCTAAAGAGTTTTATATTGAAAAATATAAAGTCTTAATTTACGAAGATAAAAGATTTGATTATGAAGAAATCGTAGATAAAAAAGATTTAAAAGAGGAATATGATGAATTTTATTCTCTTTGGAATAGTGAAGAATACAAAAATATCAGACAGAGAAAACTTGATATTGATAAAGAAAAACAGGAAAGAGAAAGAAAAATTGCTGAAATTAAGGCTAATGAAGAAAAAGAAAAAGAAGAATTAGCAGAATATTTAAAATTAAAAGAAAAATATGGAAACAATTGAAAATGTAAAATTATTATTCGCCACAAATTGGTGGGATGGGCCACTTTACGGTTTGTGTGAATATGAAAATAAGATATGTTATTATAAAATCTGTGAAGATGAAGTTTGGGATGAAGAAAAAGAAGAATGGGGTAAAAGAGGTTTTAAGGTATATGAAATGGAACCTTGGCAAATCGCTTATGAATTATACTGGCATTCCATTTTTGTATCAAATGTTTATAGAAACGCTAAATGTAGATTTCAGTTTGAAGAGCAATTGAAGAACGAAAGATTCTATATGAAAGAAGATTTCTATAAAAAAAGAAAAAGAGAATACAAAGAAATTGATTACAGTAATAATAATGTTATTGGAACATTTAAATATTAAGAAAGGAGGATATATGTACTAGGTAAAGCCGCCATAAGGTGAAAAGTAAATCAGCAAAATAAAAGATAATTAAATTTATAACAAAAATAAAATTAAAAATATGGAAACAATGACAAAAGCTGGTGTTACTTACACCTATAATAAGTATGAAGTTATCAATATTATTAATAAGACTATTGATATGATCGAAGAATGGATTAAGAAAAATAATTACAGAATTAAAATCAGTAAACATTTAACAGATGATGTCACTCTTAATGTTTATAAAAATTTAGAAAAGAATTGGAAAGATATTTCTAAAAGAAAAATGAAAAAGATTCAGAAATATTGTTTCTGGATTCAGAAAAATCCTACAAGAAGGAGAGTAAATACTTTCTTTAATTTATTGAGTAAAACATTTGGTCTTTGTGAAATGGAGAATGATAAATTCGTTCGTTGCCCTTACATCAAGGAATCATTAAAAGAGGAAAAGATTCAAGCAAGAAGAAGAGAATGGTTAAAAGCAAGAGAAGAATCTGATCGTCTTTTGAAACTCTATAAAGAAGAAAAAGGTGATTTCTACAAGAACAAAATGAATTTTTTTACTAAGAAATAATTTTGTATCTTTGTATCAGATTAAGTTCTGATACATCGGATAGTAGCTTAGCCTGGTTAAAGCATCGATCTCTAAAATCGACATCGGGGGTTCAAATCCCCTCTATCCGTCTATATTTTTTTCATAGTAAAGTCTCCATTTTCTGATTGTTCGTCAGGAAACACCATATTTCTTTGCGACTAAAACCCACTTTTTATCAAATGGGTTTTATACGCACAAAAAAGCCTCTGTTAGAGGCTTTTTCATTTATAGATTTAAATTTATAACTTGTAGTTTAGGTTTTCGAAAATAGTTAATCACAGAAGGATCATCAGTTTTAGATTCACATATTTTGTTCATTTTCTGAACAGTATTTTTCACATCATCAAAATCTACAATTGAATCTAAATCAAAAACTGAAACTAAACGGCAAGGATAATAGCCTTCTTCTTCAGATGATTCACCAAATCTATTGTCTTTTTGGGGGTTCTTCTGAAAACCATCATAAAATTCTAACTTCATCGTATCCAAGTTAATAACATAAGCATATTCACAAAATAATGAATCTTTGATAAAACCATTATCAAATGTATAGTGTTGCAATTCACCAATATAAATTTCATTCATCCAAGAACCTTGAATATTTCTAAATAAACAATATGGATCTTCATATGTTTGTTCAGATACACCCAAATCGGCATATTTTTTATACCTTTCAATTATTTCAGGATCTGTTATTCTCTTTCCTTTAAGTTCGATAACATTTTTTGCATTTTCTTTGAATTTATTCCATCCTTGTTCTTTATTAACTTTTGTAATAAAGTCTAAAACATCTTCTCCTAAGCCATCAGGATAAGAATCATAATGATTATAATTTAAATAAGGTTTATCTTCTACGATAAAACCGACTGAACCTCTTGTACCCATACTAAATTTTATGTATTATTGTTTCTGTTATTATATTTGCTAATTCTTTTTCTTTGATATTATTAATAAATTTTAATGCTTCATCATAAGTATTAAAGCCATCATGAAGGTTAATATATCTTGGATCTTCACGTCCCAAAATTTCAGCCAATCCAGTTAGATATGTTGTATTTTGTTGCAGGCACTTATCTAAATAAGTAATTTCATGAAAAAGGTATTTTTGTTCAATATAATCATATGCAAATGCTCTTGGTATAAAAACACTTGTGCCATTTGCTCTTTTTTCTTCTAAAATTTCATACATAACTTAAACACTTAATTCCAATGCAATTAGTAAACTTGTATTCTTATTGTCTATCAACAGAAAAGTTTCGAATACGAATATATCTATCTGTTCTTCTGTAAATGTAATAGATTTGAAATATTTTTTAGGAAATGTAATCGATAAATCTTCGTGTTCTATATCACAGATTTTAAGATTCCAACTTACACCTTCACCTATTGTAAGTCCTTTATCATTAATATCTAAAGTTAGAATATCGTTTTCAGTATCAATAGATGCAATTTTCTTAATTTTAGTGTAAGAATTTTTATCCAAAATAAATTTAAAATCAATATTATCTTTATTCAAAGTATTTTTAATCTTATCTATATCAATAGTGGTATTCATACCACGAACATCACCACCGTTAATACTAAGTTTTAATTTACCTTTTACATCTTTAAGTTTCAAATTATCAGCATATGTATCATCATTCATCAAAAATTGGCATTCAATATCTTCTTGATAATCAAGATAATTTTTAAGAATGCTTTCAAATTTTGAACCATTTGTAATTATGAATCTTATTTCTTTTGGTAAAGTAGATTCGAATGTAAAAACTTCAGTAGTTTTAAAAATGAATGATTTAAATGCATTAACACTCATTTTTTCACCGACAATAGAATATAAAAGTATATTTTCATTATCTATCTTAATAAGAATCTCATCATCAATTGATAAAAGATCATGTACTTTTTCCAAGAAAAATGATAACTGATCTTGTGTCATTGTGAAATTATAGATAATATCTGGCATAAAAATATGTTTATCTTTTTATATCAAAAATTAATTTTATAGTTTAATAAATTATCTTGGATATCTCATATTAGATTCCGATGGTCTTCCTCTATAAATTCTATTATAAGCACCAACTAAACTATCCGTTCTAATTGAATTACTCGTTATAGATTCAACATATCTTAAAACATCACCTTGTAAACTGCTATTAACATATATATCAACTAAATTCTTATAACCTATATTATCGAAGCAAGTTGAAAGTGTGATTGTAGACATAACAACATCATCATTTCCACTTTCAGCTCTATAACTAAAATTACCTGACGCTGTCTCATGCTTACTAAATGTAGTTATTTCAGCAATATTAATATCTGAATGTATTATCATTCTTTTATTTCTAACTGATTGTTGAAATTCCTTATCAATAATAAGGTGTTTATCTTTCGTAAGTTTTAAGCCAATTTTTCCAATTATATCTTCTCTATTGTGTTTATATCTAAGAAAAACTGAGTTAGAATAATTATTATTTCCATCTAAAACATTAGGTAAATGTGTCAAAAACTCTGCGCCATAAGTATTATACTCTAGTACGGTTTTAACTTTTTCAGGATCAAATAATTCAAATGCTATCATATAAAAAATATTGGCAACTTCCCTAATTGAATAAATATTCGTGCGATATAAACCAATTTGCTCAATTTTAAAGAGGTCGTATAAATTATCGTAGTGATACTTCTCTATCTCATCTTTATCTCTTAAAACTAACCTAAATATGTTTATAATGGAATAATCCTTGGCTAATCCTTCGGCTAAATCCAATGAAATTAAAATATAATAATCTTTAACTCTTTGTAAATTAAATAGATTTGGATCTCTTATAAACTTTAGAGAGTCATAAGGCATTTTAAGTCTCTCGAATTGAGGTAATTCCACAAAATCAAATGGTATTTGTTTACTTTTAATATAATCAATAGTTTCTTTATTAAAAAGAATTTTATCACCTGTAACAAAGTGTAATCCATACTCTTGATCAAATATTTCTGGTGAACCTAAAAGTTTTGTTTCTTCTTCTTGCCAATTAGATACAACTGCCAATTCAGGTAAAGGAATGCCACTTATACGAATTTTTCTAATATTATCTATATACGTTTTATCATCATTTAAATTATATTTGACACAATCAATAATATCATCTCCTATATGTTTTTTATATAATGTTATACCATAATTTTCTCTAATTTCTCTAAGAACTGTTGATTTAGCAAATCCAAATTTTTTGAGTTTGATATCTAAAATCTTAATTTTAGTATCTTCTCTACCTTCAACTTGATTCCAATAAACCCTCATTGCTTTATAAGGATTCTTATTAGAATCTCCTTCTGGTAATTCTGCTGCTGTTAGAAGTTCCCAGAACATATTAAATCCATTTGGTGTTGAAGTAATTATAATTCTTGAATTTTCAATAGACGAAACAACCGGAATAATAGCACCATAATAATCCCTAATAAAATTATCAGGAATATGAGCGAACTCATCAAGGTACAAAAGGTCAATTGTAAAACCGATTGATGGATCTTTTGTTCTATTTTCTGTTTGAATACGCGAATTATTTTCAAATGCTATCTGAGTTTCATTCCAGTTAGTAACTCCTTTCTTTAAGAAAAATGGTAAAAGTTTATAAATATCCTTAATTTTTCTAATAATTTCCTTAACAGTTTTACCTTTATTTGCAACAATCATACAACCTTTTTCATCATTAAATAAAACAAAATGTAATATAACAATTGCTGCTGAAACTGTGTTGTGTGATAAAATATCATTTGTATAAAAACTCATTTCTGGTGTATTTATACTCAAATCAAACATAGATGCTTTACCTACGCATTTTTTTATACTTTTAACTTTACTCGAACCTTGTTTTGTTAATATAATATCATCATTAGTTAAATCAACTAGCATCTTTTGAATGTATCCATCACAAAATACTATATGAGTATCCGCACCTTCAAAAAATAATCCATTATCTAATTCTAATCGATATCTTTGAAAAGGTTGTGTAATATTTATTTCTGTTGCTGGAACCATACCATAATCAGTTTCAACAAATATATTATCCTTTAAAAAAATAGTATTTACAAATTTCTTTAATATATCGTCTTCATTAGGATTAAAATTCCTAAATTCATATTTTTCTATTAGTTGAATAAAAAAATAAATTATAGTTTTAATTGTGTTTTTTAACATAAATTTAAATATTTTTATGGCTTTTAGTCAAACTGGTAAACTTATTGCAATTTGTATAGTATTTTGTATAATTTTATTTTAATTTTTTCTAAAATAGTTAAATTTCTTTCCTTTTTTAATTCGTTGTAATATAACAATCCAATAGGAATTTTTTTGATATCACCACTTTTAGATAAAATAACAATTTCTGTAACAAATGTCATACATTTTCCCGTTTGCCTACTTGCCATCAGTATTGATCTTGGATTTTTAGTATATAATTCAATGATATCTTTCTGATAATCACGAAGTCTCATCGGTCCAACTGTACCATCTTCTCTTTTGATTTGACAATAATTTTCTGCGAAATATTGAATATTAATTTTACATTTAACATATTCTTCAAATTCATCATCTGTCATAGCAAATGTTAGATATGGTTTACGCACACCTCTAACATTCTGAAACCAAACCTTTTCATATCTTTTAAGAAGTTTACCAAGGTTTTCTCTTTCTTCAATATCATTTATAATATCTGTAGTTAGTACAAATTCATCAACTTTTTCACTCATAAAAATAATTATTTATTCAAAGACGAAATCTATGTTATATCCTTTAATAACAAAATTTAGATATAAAATATCTCTTAAGGTTCCTTCAAAAAGATCAACACTAAGAGTATATCCCATAGTTACCAATTCTGGTATGTATTTTTGTATTTGTTCGTTTACCTTACTTTTTAAATTTCCTGTTGTTACTTTAGTTTGCCACAGGTAATACTCTAGATTACAACCAATATCTGTATCTCCTAAGACTTCGCCTTTATTGGTAAATAAAATCATTTCTAATTTTTGAACAATTACCTCAACATCATCATCTTCAACTATTCTTCCTTCTTGATATTTAGGATGACCTGGATATCTAATAACTAAATCTTTTACATCTTTTAATGCCATTTGAAACCCTATTTTTATTATATATATAAAAAAACACTTCTTCTAAATGGATCAAGAAATTAATTTCATTACAGTTATTGATTATATTGGTGAAATCAACGGTGGAGTTGCTGTTTTACTATCAATGAAAGTTAAAGAAAAAATATACGAACTAAGTTACTGGTTTGATAGAAACGATAACTATTTAATGTCAATAAATGAAAATTTTCTGAAAGATTACAATATCAAAAGCATATATGAATACAAAGACTATAAAAAATTAGCCTATTATATTCATAATTTTGTCTTGGATAATAAAGAAGAAATATTCAAAGAATTTTTAGATAAAGAATAATTATTTTCTAGGTGTTACACCCTTCCAAATAAAATTAATTGTACTAAAACCAACAGTAGATTTTGGGTCTTCGTGAAAGAAAACATTGTTTCTGTTACTCCAGCCACCTCTTAAAACTATCAATTCATTTTTACCAATTACAATATCACCTAAAATTGGATCTATACCAACCATTCTTTTTGGATCGTATTGTTGTGTATCTTGATAAGCAACAACTGTCGTATTACCAATAGAAATAGGAGGCAATGCTGAGCGACTTCCATCTGCTGACACAGATCTACCTGCAGATGCACTATTATCAGTTGATGTACCTTTAACAGCAGTTAATGAACTTACATTAAATCTAGGTTTATCCACAGTTTTTGTTTGATCTGAACTTTGATTAGTTTTTATTGCTTGTTGTTGATTAGTAACCATAGTTTTATAACTTTCTGCCGAAATATTTACAGATTTAGTAGTTGTAGCATATGTTGTTTGTGTTATATTTTTTTGAGTCGAACTTAATAATGCTCCATCTCTATGATAATCTTCATTATCTTTACCTACAAATTCAAGATTTACAGAATCCACACCGTCAATAGATTTTAATTGTGTAATCAAATCTGCCTTAATTACCCTATCGTACCTAGAATAATTTGAAAAATAAGTAGATAAAATATTGATAGTTTGTTCTCTGATATTTTCTTCTGACACATCATCATATCTTCTAATAAAAATATTCACAGCAAATCTCTTAATAATAGGATCAATTATCTTAATAACAGAAGTTATACTTATAATACCTTGTATTTTTAAATAAGTTAATATTCTCTGTTTCTCTTCATCATCTAAATAAAAAGCATCGAAAGGAACATTAAAATAATTAATATTTGTTGAAAAATAATCTGTTATTCTTGGAATTAAATATAAATACATTTCATTAATATTGATCTGATCTAGAGAACCATCACTATCTATATCAATTTTAATCATATCTAATGTATTAAAAGCATTAACTTTAGAAAACATATTTAATTTTTTTAGATGATAAATAAATTGTGGTGGTGTAGCAAGAACAAAATTTCTAGATACATAAGGAACAACAGATTTAGTATAATTTATATTTTCACCATCAGAAGCAAAATTAATATTTGTCTCTACAAATAAATCAAATAATTGACTTGCTTGTAAAATATTACCATCACTATCATATATATCATCAACGAAAGTAAAATCATTGACTTTATTGTTCAATATATTTCCTTGTAACCCATTATTTAATAAATACTTAACTTGAATTACTGAACCTATAGGAGGTATAATTCCATTTTTACCATTACCAAAATACACATCTAAACCGCCATTAAATCCAGTTCTTGTATAACAAGCCAATTCATTTTCCAACATATCATAAAGGTGATCCTTAATTTGAAGATTATTTCCATTCAAAATAACTTGAAAATCAAAGTTATCTATACTAGCATTATTTGCAACTGTTACCTGAAAAGATTGAGATGGTGTACCATCACCTGTAAAAGTTTGTTCATCATATTTTCCTTGAACAATGTTTACAAAAAATTGACAGCCAGGTGTTAATGAATAAATATTTTTATCACTTCCGACTTTAAGTGCATAATAAAGACTATTAGATTTATTTTTAAGTGTTGTATTATCATAAATAGTAACTTGCCCACCCGAAACCATAGTATCTATATTTATACCTTGTTTAAGTTTAAATTTAAGAGTTCCTTTTGCTGAAATTGCTCTTGAAGAATTGTGACCTGAAATTCTAGCAATATTATTGATTGCTCTTCTAGTGTTTGCTTGATCTATATCTAATTGTCTAACAAAATTTTTCAAATATAAAATATTTTGAAGAAAAAATTCCTTAGTAACTTCTAATATTTGACCAAAGGGTGATGCGGCATTGAAAAGTATGCTTGATTTATCGTAAACTGAACTTAACCAGTTAGTTATTTGATTCGTTAAATTAGTATAATTTAATTCTATAAAATTAAAAACTCTATTAAGTTTTGTACTATTTGCCATTACATTTTAATTTTATTTTTCAAACTATCACCTATTGTTTCAACTAAGGATTTTAGATTAGTTTGTTGTTCTTCATATATATTATCCAAAAATTCGAATTTATATTTATATTCTTTTTTACCTTCTTTAGAAATCTCTAATTTCACATTTTGATTGTTATTCAAATCTATTGTAAAACCAAAAAACAACGATTCACAAGGCATTATAGATATTTTATCTTCTTTTACATTAATTACAGATATATCTGTAATTTTATTTTCTTCAAACCAAGTGTTTATAAGTGTTGCAGGTGATTTAATAAATTTAGACAAAATCTTAATATTCTCACCGAATTTATTTTCCTTAAATATATTTGAAATTTTATTTGCAAAATCATCTAATGAAGAAAAATCAACTCTAACATATTCACAATTAATATCATACAAATATGTAAAATTGTTTCTTGTTAATTTAGATTTAGTATTATCTGTAACAAAAATCAATTTAGTGTAAATAATATTTACATCACCATATAAAATTTTATTCATTGATATTACTAATTTTAAATCTTCAGAATTATCTATCTTTTCATAGACACTTTCTACTGAAAGAACTTTTGTAGAATTAAAAATTTCCTTAATTTTATTGACTAAATCTCCAACTAAAATATCCATAATTAAATTATTTTGTAAGATACATCATATCTTTCATTAAATGTAGTATTATTCTCACCATTGACTCTAAGAATAGAGACTTGAACACCTTGATAGAAACTAACTCTTGGTTGTCCAAGTAATTTATAACCATATACTTGTAAATCAATAGTTATGTTAATACCGACTTTATTCAAAATTTTATAAGCACCGCTGAAATCTATTGTATTTCCTGATGGATCTAGTAAATAAAGATTTTGTACATAAACAGTGTTACCTGTTCTAAATATATCTTCTGTTAATATAATTTCTGTAAATCCAGTAGAACACCAAGATGCTCCCGTATTAATATCCGTACAATTAACAAAAACATTTTCATTGAGATAATAACTATCAGAAAATGTTGAAGAATCAGGTAAAAGAACATTATAAACTTCTACATCTTTTGGTAAATCAATATTAAATATATTAATTTCAGATTTTGTATTATTATAATTAAATAACATATTTACATATAACCTCTGAGCATATAAAGCCATTTCTGGTTTGATAATTATATCTAATTTTTGTTTATTTCTGAGATCCCTATCCAACATAATTATTACATTTCCACTATCAGTAGAAATATTATCATTAACAATATTCAATAACATTTTATTGGTAAATGATAATGCTACAGGATAACTTGCGCCTGTATTCGTAAAATTATAATTATAAGCCGTTGTTGTACTAATATTCTTAATTTCATCATATTCAACACCAACAACATTCATTTTTAGCTTAGGATAAATGCCAGAATAATCAACTGAAATCTTTGTAGTATCAGAATCCACAAATTGATTAGTTGCATAAACCTTTAATAATTCTTCCATATTATTCATTCTAGATTTAAGATCGTCTATGTCAGTTTGTGAATAAATCAGACTCTTCATATCTTGAAGATCCATATTTATTTTTATAAATTCTTCAATTATATTAACGAAATTTTCATTGACTTGATAAAATCTTCTCATCATTTCATTATACATATCAAAACCAAACATATTATAAATTGTACTTGGATCATATGTTAGTGGTTGAACATCATTATCAATATTATAATGAAGATTTAAATTAAACATATATGATAATCCATCATGATCACCATTAGTAACTAATTTGTGATAAGGTGTTATTAATGTCGCAAAATTATCATCATCATTATCTGGATTATTCAAAAATTCTATACCGTAAAGATTAACATAAGAATTAACAACATTACTTTGACTATCTCTTTCAATTAATTCATAATACCAAAGAATTGCATTAAAATCAAAATCTGCAGGTGGCTGTCCTTCAATTGAAATAGAACTAAATTCATCAAAATTTTTACTTTCTAAACTAGGTATATTCATTTTATAATAATGCATTCTATCAACATCTAGAAATACGCCATCAATAGCATCAGAATTAAAATCTGTTAGTTTTTCAACATAATCATCAGCATTTAGACCTGTGTTATCTGTAATCAAAACACCATAATAATCACCTTGATATCTAATATTATCACCATTTGAACATAAATAAGTATTATCAACAGTATCAAATTGACCAAAAAATGAGCCTGGATAATCTTGAGGATCTGTTCTAATAGGCGAATTCAAACTTTCAGCACCTACAATTTCAGTTTGTATTTCATCTGCCAAAATAGGTATTTCAAGATTTGGATAATAGTTAGTATTGGCTCTCGTTCCAAAAAGAACAGTTGGTGTTCTACCATTTTGATGAGGTATATATGCTGTTACTTCTTGACCTACTCTAGATGCGGTTTGTATATTTGTTATCTGATTAATTTCTCCAATATATTGAACTAATCTATTATAATTCAAATATATATATGCAGTGCTCAATGCACCATAACCTTGACCATTAAAATCTACATCTAACCAAATATATGTAGTATTACCTGTAAATTCAATCATACCAACAGTATATGCTTGTCCAAAAGTTATAGCAGTTAATTTAGTTTGATCTAATAGAGTTGTGGATTTTAAAATAACTTTATCACCTACTTTAAATTTAGCAATATCATTAATCTGAAATTTAGGTGTATGATATATACCTTGACTACCTAAATAATCTCCACTTTCCCAAAACTGGACAAGTTGATAATCTAGAACCTCTCTTTCTTTCCATAAATATTTTCTAAAATAATCAACATTAGTTACAGTTGATTCATTTGAATTATCAAAATCAGAAAGATTTTTGTCCCAATCTACTTTATGAATTGCTGGTTCAAAATCAATCAGATTTAATCTTCTAACCCATTTCCAAAAAATATGTTCTGTCGGTGTATATCTTTCAGCAATATTATAAAAATCAGTATTTGTATTAATTCTACTTTCATGTAAAGATGTATCGTAATTTGCAACATAGTTCCTCAAAGATTCTACTAATTGGTCTGATAATTTAGTAGGTGTTGTATAATTTGGATCATCTGAATAAAATGGATTTTCTCCTGTATTACTTTTAGGAATAAAATCAAAAACACCATCAACAGGATTTGGTGATCCATCTACTTGACGAGGAATGTTTAATAATGCAAATTTAGTAAAATTAAGATCATAATAATCATTATAGTTTGCTAAATTTAGATCGGAACTTGCCGAAGGAAAGGCATAAAATGAAGTTCCCCTAGACTTCATTGGTTTATAAAGAGGTGTTGCCATAATAAAAATTCTAATTTTTTATTATATATAAAAATTACACCTTCATAAAATAAAAAAGAGTGATATTTTTCTATCACTCTTTAACTTCGGAAGGTAATCAACCTTACTTGCTATTTTATTTTTAACCTGATGAGTCTATCTACTAAACAGTTAAATCATATATATTATTCTCCAAAGTTTTTTTCAAGTTCTTGTAATTTTTTTCTTCTAATATATTTGGTGTTTCCTCTGCGACCAATTTCTTCTAATATTATATCTAATAATAAATTCATATGTGTGGTTAATTCATTTTCAGTATAAGTGGTCTTTCTCCAAAAATCATCTTTTTTATTATCATTCTTATATTTTTTATATCTAACAAGCGTTTCTCTCAATTTTACAATATTCTTAATTATAGATTGATAAACACCTAATTTACGTGCCACACCTAAAATATGTCTATTTAACATTCCAACTTTTTGATTTTTATCTAATTTTATAAAAATATTATATCTAGATTGTTTCATTGGATAATATGCTAAAATTAAAGCATATTTAGATAAATAATTATTATGTAAAGATATAGGAGTTAGCATATCAATATTTTCTGATACAATTCGAAAAATATTAACATTATTATAAGGTTTTATTGTTTTGAACATAATTATGAATTTAACCAAAATCTTTTATTCAATTCCATTCTTATTAAATGTACATCTATATCGCAATCATTCATTTTCTTTTTAAGTTTCAAATATTCATCATAATTTTCTTTTTCAAATCGATTCAAAAGAATTTCTCCATTATCTAAATAAGTTTCAAACTGTTTTAATAACATCTGTAACTCATTTGTTTCCGTTTGCTCATAAATTTCAATCGTTTTCATTTTCATTAATTTTTTGAATGCTATTAAGTTTTTTATTTCTAGTTTTTAGTTTTCTCTTTTTTTCATATTCTTTACCATAATTTAGAATCTCTGAACTCCAATTTGTAACGATAAATTCTAATTCCAAATGATCATCATGCTTAGAGGCTTTAAACCCACCAGTTGCAAAATAAGAAGAATCCGAATCATAAACATCATTTAATAATCTTTTTGCCGTGGATCTCAACTCCTTAATTGTAGGAACACCATCAGAAAATGCCCAAGTCCAATTTAATGCTTCATAACTTTATGAACCTTATTAAAATCAAAATCTTTTAATATAGATTCTATATGTTTATCTTTTTTATATGTAAAATCTGACATATTTAATAAATTAATCTGTGAATTACCCACTGTGTCTTGGATTATTCTGAAAAATATCACCTTTACTCACATAAAGCATTCTGGTATAAGAATCTAAAATCCAAGTGAATGTATTAAAACCTCTATTTAAAAATCTCTTTTGAAAATTCTCATAAATTTTTTCATCAAAATTGAAGACTGCGTGATGATATTCTAATGAAATACATCTTATTTTATCTAAATTTTCATCTGAGAGACCTTCTACAATTGCAATTTCCGAACCTTCTGTATCTATTTTCAGAAAATCTATATGATCTAAATAGTTATTTTTTATAATATCGTCTAATGTTATTGTTTTAACATAGATATTTTTATGTTCAAAATGACCTGGTGCTTCTCTATCATATTCAGATTGTATAACTGTATGACCTCCATTTCCAGTAGGTGTCCATAACAATTCTAATGTTTCGTTGCTTTTATTAGAAACGGCAAGTTCAAAAACCTCTGCACTTGGATTATTTTTCTTAATCAATTCATAATTTTCTTTGAATGGTTCAAATGATAAAACTCTTGATGCTCCTAAATCAAATGAAATTGCGGTAAATAAACCTATATTACCACCACAATCGACAACAACATCACCTGGTAATATTCTACAATCACCTTGAAAATAATCTTCTCTATTATAAATTTCATGATATGTAATTCCTTCTAGATGTTTCAAATTAAATCTTTGTCCCCAATCAGTTTTTAATATCTCAGATTCCTTAACCAAATCTACCAATTCATTTGTACTATGTACATAGAATTCTTTTTTCATATTCTATTTATTTTTTAAAAATCACCATTATAATAATGACACACTAAATATTCGGGAATTTTTTCTAATTTCTTATACTTCAATCCATCACTAGCCATCTTAAAAACAAAAAGAAAATCGTGTCCATAACCTCCTGAGCTAGACCAATTTATTTCCTTAATATTTTTATGAGTAACTGAACTTGTGCCAATACTAGCCCAACGAGGCTCCACAATTCTGAGGTGTAATTTTTTGAATGTACTATCTAAAACCATGTAATCATTATAGAAAACCCAATCATATTTATCTGTATCAAATTGATCCACAATAATTTGTAAATGATTAGGACCTAAAACATCATCTGTATCTAAATAAGTTATTATATCTCCTTCTGCTCTTTTAATGCCAGCATTTCTCATTTCACCTGAATAAAGCGGTTGTTTAGGAATTTGCTCTAATTTTATATTAGGTTCGGTTGAGAAAAATTTATTGTATAAATCAACGGTTAAAGGACAACCATCTGAAACAATTATCAACTCCTTGTTTTGATATGTTTGCTTTTTGAAACTATTAACGGCACGAACAAACTTTTTATCGCGATTTGATGCTGAACCTGGATACGGCAAAAGATATGATGCCATAATTACGCTCACTTTTGGATTTTGCATAAATACTTCTTTATTTTTAATAATATATCAAAAATTGAAAAAATAGTTTAAAAAAATGTTAGAAAATCAAAATATAACCAACTTAAAAATTAAGAATATCCCAATTACCTGCTGCACCATCTACCAATTGGAAAGCCTTCAAAGCGCCTAAACTTGATGTTGAATTACCATCAATTTTATCACTACCAGCACCAGCAACAGTTAATGTACCGCCACTTATATTTTTAATATGAAACCATTTACCACTTCCTGTGGCTGATGGTAAAACAATAGTATAACTATTGCCAGATACTCTTAGATACTGATCAGTAGTCAAACCAGTATATGCTGCGGTTATATTTTTTGGATCAACTCTATAAAATTGATCTACATAAACCAAACCAGTGTCACCTGAAACTTTTACCATTCCATTTTGACCTTCAAAAGGACTTAAATAAATGCTTTGCTTTATAGCATCATAATATCCACTTGAATACAAACCGTCACCTATGTATAATTTTTTAATAATTCCAGTAGCACCACTAGAAGTATCACCTTTCAAATAACATACTTCACGATAAGTTCCACCAGAAGAAGCAGTAACATAACTTGTATATAATTTAGTATTACTATAACTTAAAAGATTAGAGGATTGATTATAATTACCCGAAAAATCCAATCTTGGTGACCAATATTGGTATTTATTATCTGTTGCATAAAATCTAGCATCTATTGACAAATTATTATACAAATAAAAACCAGCAGAATAGCCTGAAAATCCTATAAACATGTGTGTTGTCGGACGATAAGATGATACAGTATAATCATAATAATTTGTTTCATCATAAAAACCATATGTAGAACGCATCCACATATTATTAATTGAATCCCAATACATTATCTGTCCATATGTATCACCTGATAATAAACTAATATTTATAAATTTGGTTGAACCAGTATAGCCAGATTCTAGAATAATGTTTGTTCCTCCAGAAAGCATTACCATATCATTCACGCCACTTGAACCTGATGTACCATCTGTACCTGATGAGCCATCAGTACCTGATGAACCTGAAGTCCCATCAGTACCAGAGGTTCCAAAATTAGTACCATCTATACCCGATGAACCTGAAGTCCCATCAGTACCAGAGGTTCCAAAATTAGTACCATCTATACCCGATGATCCTGACGTACCATCTGTACCTGAAGTTCCATCCGTACCTGATGATCCTGATGTACCTGAAGTTCCAGAAGTTAAACCTGATGCAAAATTATAAGTGACCTGATAAGAAACACCACTAATATAATTATTGAAATTTGAAAGAGTGAGTTTTTTTGCATTTGTATAGTAATCATCTCTATCAATTGGTATATAATTTTCACCTTCTAGGTTAGTTTCTGTTTCTAAGTTTCTAATACGAATAATAGATGTCATTAATAAAAATATATTTTTATTCTATATATTAAATAAAAAATGTATTTATATTTTTTATATATATGGATATGATAACTAAATTCAAATTATTTGAACAACAAGAACAGGATTGGAAATTAATTCTAAATCTTTCCAAAATTTGGAAAGAAACATTATATGAAAATAATAATGAATTAACTACTTTTAATCAGCAATATATAGATTTTCTTAATAAACAAAAGAATTTAATCATTGAAAAAACATCAGAAGCCGCTTGGATTAAATTACAAGAATTAATAAATAGACTGGATGAAAATAAAGATAAAATAACTGAAAGTTCATCTGTTTGGGATGACATATATGATTGGGCAGATCAAAATTTTGTTCAAATTAAAGTCGAGGAAACTGAATTAAAAAAAGATTTTTAATGAAATATTTAATGGTATATGAAGCAATGACACATAAGATGGATATATTTTCATCTATTAGGCAGAATAATTTAAGATGGCTAGAAGAATTAATCAATGATGGTTCTGATATAAATATTACCAATAAATTTCAGGATAATGTAACACCATTAATTATGGCTGCTAAAGCAGGTCGTTTACAGTTAGTTAGATTACTTATTAAAAATGGTGCAAAATTAGGTGTTTATGATAATAATAAAAAAACATTTTTTGATTATTTAACGGAAGATGAAAAAGATAATTTATTGAAAGAATTTCCTGATTTAGAATCAAAACTAGAACTAGAACTAGATACAAAAAAATACAATTTATGATAACAAATTTTAAAATATTCGAGCAATTAGGTGGTTACAATTTAGGTGACATTGTACTTATTATGTATAAAGTTCCAAAAACTGACAAAAGAGAAATTGTACCTGTGAAAATTATAACAGAAGATGGTATTCATTATCAATTTTCTTTTAATGTTCAAAACAATCCTTTTCCACATCAAAGACCAATACCTTATGATAAAGGTATGGTTATAAATAAAACACAAGATATTAAGGAACCTTATAAGCCTGCCTGGACACAAGAACAGCCAATGAGTACAGATTATTCACCTGCTGCTAATCCTAATCAAATTACTAATGATTTTGTTTTACCTAACTCTTAATAAAATCTATTCGGTTTTTTGAAATCATTAAACCATCGTCTTACACCTATTGAATGTCTCCATTCTTCTATATAAAATTTTCTAGAATTAGAACAATCACCAGAATCATAAAAAATCAGATGCTTATGATCTGTAATATATGACATATCTATATCTGAAGATGAATAAGTAGTAAGTAAAGTACCATTTGAATATAAATAAAATCCTGTACTCTTTTTTAATAATGAAATATGACACCATTCATTTTCATTATATACATTTGATGTAGTTGAATTAACTAGTGCTGTGCCACCACTCATAACCTTAAAAATTACATTTCCATCAATATTATTTAAATTTAAAAAAACAGAATTTTGTGTAATAGCACTTAAAGATGTACCATTAGTTGCTGAAAAATAACCTATATAAAGATCATCGGTATATGGACTACTACCAGTTCCATTAACATAAACTGAAAAATCAAAAGAAAAATCTTTTGTTCCAATATCAGATGCATCACACCATAATGAACAATCTGCACATGATGATGAAGGATGAGCAAATTTAATTGAACTTGTTCCTAAATTATATTTTTCTGTAGAATGAGATGTTAAGGAATCAATACCTTCAATTTTAATACTCATAGTCCAATTATTATGGGATGAATCGACAAAAGTTTGAGAACTTAAAGTCACATTTGAATGTACTAACAAATCGGTATAATTATCATTACCAAATCCATTTCTCCAATTATTTAATATCATTTAGTTAATTTTTTTTAAGCAGGTGGTACATAATTACAAGTATAGGGAATCATAACAAATGTTGCGTGAACTGTTAAATCAGAAGCATGTGTTGTTCCAGCATCTGCATTAGTTTTAATTTCTATTGAATCATCCAAATTAATCTGATAATTTTTATCAAATATATTAGACAATGTTGATGACCATAATTCACCTACGGTAATACCAGAATTTGAATTGGCGTCACTTACACTATTACCATTTATTGTAACATTAACCATAGGATTAGTTGTACTGGCATCAGTTATATGTCTTACACTAAATCTAACCAAATAGGATGCACTTGTTGCCCATTTATAATATGTATTTGTATAATCTTTCAATAATGTATTTCCAGTAATTGCAGCATATGCACCATTAATTACAAACGTTTCAGAATGAATCATATAAGGTTGACCAACAGCAGCATACTCTCCAACACCCGTGGTATTACAAGGTGGACCATTTACATCTATATATGTATATCCACCAGAAAGAGTAACGCCTGTAATAATACCATAACGTAAGGTGGCACCAGAATATTTAATAGGTAATCCTACTTTAACATAACTAGTATAATCATCTGCACCAACTAATCCCGAAGTTGTTGCTGAAACAACATAAATTGTACACCACACTGAACCTGAACCCGAAGTATTTGTACCTGATGTGCCTGATGAACCTGATGTACCATTTATTCCTGAACTACCCGAAGTTCCATTTATTCCTGATGAACCTGAACTACCTGAAGTTCCATTTGTACCCACACCTGAACTGCCCGAGGAGCCAGATGTACCATTTGTGCCATTAATTCCCGAACTACCTGAAGTTCCATTTGTACCTACACCTGAACTGCCTGAAGAACCAGAAGTACCATTTGTACCATTAATTCCTGAACTACCTGAAGTTCCATTAATTCCTGAACTACCTGAGGTTCCATTAATACCTGAACTACCTGAACTACCTGAGGTTCCATCTGATCCAAAATTTGTGCCATTAATACCTGAACTGCCTGAACTACCAGAAGTTCCATTTGTACCTACACCTGAACTTCCTGAGGAGCCAGAAGTACCATTGGTTCCTGAACTACCAGAGGTACCATTGGTTCCTGAACTACCAGAGGTACCATTGGTTCCTGAACTACCAGAGGTACCATTAATACCTGAACTACCTGATGAGCCTGATGAGCCTGATGTACCATCTGTTCCAAAATTTGTGCCATCTACTCCTGAACTACCTGATGAACCTGCTGAACCATCTGTACCTGAACTACCTGAAGTTCCATCAAATGTAACTCCACTTGGATACCAAAATCCCGAAGTAGAAGTTATTGCACTATAAATTAAAATATCATTATGCTGAACAGATGTGCTTCCTGTAAAATAAACATGGGTAACCCAAGTTCCAATATCCGTATCTAAATTAATTGTACCGTCTTGTTCTTCAAACCAAAAATCTTCAACTAATGTTCCAGATACACCTGAACTACCTGAAGTTCCATCCGTTCCTGAAACACCTGAGCTACCTGAAGTTCCGTCTGTACCAGAAATACCTGATGTACCAGAAGTTAAACCTGATGCAAAACCATAAGTAATTCCACTAATGTAATTATTAAAATTTGAAAGAGTGAGTTTTTTTGCATTTGCGTAGTAATCATCTCTGTCAATTGGTATATAATTTTCACCCTGTAAGTTAGTTTCTGTTTCTAGGTTCCTGATACGAATAATAGATGACATTAAAATATATTTTTATTGTATATATAATTTTTAATCTTTCAAAAAATTATATATACATCATGAAAAAGGAGAAAAATAATATGATTACTAAATTTGAAAAACTCTTTGAGAAAGATATGGACTTGACAGATATCGTAATCAATGTAGAAAATGAAAAGAAAGAATTAATAGATAAAATAAAACACGAATTATCAATTATAACATACAAAAGAAAAAATAATCCCAAAACAATAAGAATTAAAGAAATAAGTGGTTATTTCAATAAGAAGGATTTTAAAAATATTAAATTAATATATAGAACATATTTAGTTATTAATTTATCTAATGGAGATAAAATTAAAGCAAAATTATCTGCGTATAAAGATATAAATGAAAATAATATAACTATCAAAATTAATAATGATTTAGTTTTTAATCTTGATAACAAAAACTATACAAATGAAATATTAGTAGATAAATTAATCAATAAATATAAAGAATTTTTAGTAAAAGAATATAAAATAAAGGAAAGATAATATGAAAAAATTTACAACACTTGATTCGGATATCATAAAAGAAAATGCTGAACTTACCCAAAAATTTGAATCTGTTTATAATGAGGCAATAGATAAATTAGACTCAATTAAACAAGGTTTAGAAACAATGAAAATGGAGTTAGCAAAAGATCCTAAAAATTGGGGATTCTTTGGCTCTGCCGAACATATAAATGAAGAATTAGATGATATTATAGAATTTATGGGTCGTTATGCGCCATCAAAAAGTGATATACAATAATGTCTGATATAACAACAAAATTCGATAAATTCAAAACTAAAAAAGTTAAAGAATTCAATAAGTCTAAAGAGTTTGAACCTCTTTCAGATGATATTATTGCAATATCAAAATTAGATAATGGAGAATATAAAAAAATTGATGGACCTGTTAAAATTGTTCAAATAACAGGCGCTATAACAGATCCCGAAGAGATAAAAAAATTGGATGAAATTGCAGGAGGACCTGTTCTTAACACAGATATAAATCTTAAACAGGTTAAAAGGGGGGATACTATTTGGTTAACTGCTCTTTTACAAAAGCCATCAAGTTCTACAGTTTATAACTCACAGACTTATTCAGTAATTAAAGCAAGAATTGTGGATATTTATTATGGTCTCAATAAATTAAACCAAATGAGATAATTGTGTATTTTGAACAGTACTTTCATTACCATTCAAATCACGGATTTTAGTTTTTTCTTTACCTTCTTTAACTATATAAACTTCTTTTGAAGTTATTTTTTTGGATCTACCAAGATAAGTTGCTTTTTTAAGGTTGGTATCAATTTTGTTTCCACCTAAAAATCTCAGAATTTCTTTTCTTAAAGGATTGCTTTCAGGCAATTCTAACGCTCTTTTTGCTAAACTCATATTTCGACTTTTTAACAAAATTAAGAATTTTTTTCTAATTAAAAAAATTAATATATAATTAAAATTGATTGAAAATATGAGATTTAAAAAATTTGAAGAATATTCTGTAATTAATAAAAATGAACTTGGTAATAATTGGTCTGCCGATTATCATATAAACAAACAACAAGGAAAACTTCCTCATACTAAAAAAGGTGGTTATTTAATTCAAATAGAAGAAGGTAAAACTATACCACAAAATGCTATTTATTTAACACCTGAAGATGCTCAAAAATATAATGAATTAGCAAAAGAAATAATTAAATTACAAGCACAACAAAAAACAATTTTACAATAATGCCAGTACCTGCACTTAAAAATATTGCAAAAAAACACGGAATAAGTATATCTTCCGCTGAAAAGAAATGGGATGAAGCAAAAAATATTGTAAGCAAACAATATGACAAAGATAGTCCTGCTTATTGGGGAACTGTTATGAAAATAATAAAAGCCAAAATAAAAAAACACGGCAAAAAAAGTAAAAAATCAAAGAAAGAATCAAGAATCTATGATTTTCAAACTTTTTTGAATGAAGGTAGAAAAGAAAAACTCGAGATCAATAAAGAAATCAAAAAGAAAAATCGCGAAGAACAATTAAAATCTGGTGCAGATTTAAGAACTAAAGTAATTCCTGATAAGAAAAAACAATATAAAAGAAATAAAAAAGTTGATCTTAACAAAGAAATAAAAAAAGAGGAGTAATTCCTCTTTTTTTATTTTAATATATTTAATTTTTCAATTATATAATTTGCAACAGCTTCCTCTGATAAATTGTTTTTATAATATTCTAAAGTTTTCTCATAAATTTCATCAATATTTGTTGATAAAATTTTATTAACAAAATCTTCATTTAATTCGTTCCAATTATTAATCCAAAATACAGGTGCATCTTTATAGTACCATAAATCATCCTTAGGTGTCATAATTACAATACAACCACTTCCCATTGCTTCAACATATCTAAATGTATCTATTGCTGTACCATCAGGTGATACTGCAATTTTAGTTTCACCCAATAGTTTATAATATTCATCAACATCAATACCTGATCTAAATCCTCTATTAACAGTACTAAAAATGTTAAATTTATTTTTTAATAATTCAAGATTATTAACTAATGGTTGTCTCCAAGGTAATGGTTGACCAGCATAAAAAATGTCCCATTTTCTTTCTGATAATTTTTTCTCAGGATACATTTTTTTCATTTTTTTAGTTCTATCACTATGCATTGTCCAATTATAACCAGGCGGTATAGGAAAAATAAACTTATTATCAAACCTATTAGGTGAATTAAAAATTCTAAAAATTGCTTTAACATCATATGAAGGATAAGGATTCATACCTAAATTACCTAATTCATCACCAGTTAAAAAAACAATTTTTTTATATTTAGTTGGTGGTAAAACTCTTAAATTTGGTGTAATAACAATAGAATAATCACCTTCTATTTTATCTTTTATAAGTTCATAAATATTATTAAGATATCTGGATTCACACCAAAAATCCTCTTCAATTTCATAATAAATTTTTTCAATCATAATAATTCATTTAATTTGTTTTCTAACATATGTAAAAGAGCCTCAGATGAGTGATCAGTTAATAACTTTAATTCGGCTTCTGATTCAAAATAAAATTCATCATAAATATTATTTGAAATTGTAACCAAAGTTTTATCTTTCACAAAATTATCTTTTACCATACAAAATGTATAAGGACCAGAAGGTCTACCTACAATCATATTACAAAATTTTGACAAATAACTTATCTCATTTAAGTCACAATCTAATTTAATAATCTCATTACAATAAGCAATATTATCTCTAACAATATATGATTTTTTAGTTAATATAAATAAAACATTAGGAAATTTAATTGAAAGAATATTCGCTATACCAACCATATCCATTTGAATTCTTATAGTTCTAGGTTCGTCATTAACAATTAAAACTTTTAATTTATAATTTTTTTGTGAAAAGAAATTATTAATATTTTCTTTTTCTACATAATTAAAATCTATTTCTGGTATATAATATTCTATCGGTTCTATCGGTATATTTAATGTATTAAAAATATCTTCATAAAGTTCATAATGAGAATATAGGGAACAATATCTCATATCTCTATTTCTATTTATTCCTTTTTTTGTAATCCAATTTTGCTGACCTACCCAAGTGTTTATATACAAATTTGAATTATTTTGTAAAATTTGATGAAAATATGATATTGGATAATTAGTTACTAATTGCCAATTATCAAATGATGTAAAAGCATTATCTTGTTTTAAATTAGGAAAATCCTTCAAAATTTTAGGATTACAATTATGTAAATAACAATAATCATTATTGCCTAATTTTTTCATTATATCTCTAACAAATTGTCTAGAATAATGAACATCACCATTATGAAATGTATTATAAAAATATATCATCTTATTGAACTTCTATAATATCCTGATTGACTACCCTGATAAACTAAACCTGGCTCCCACCAATAGACTTTTAAATCTAATATTTTTATAAAATGAGCTAAATCAAAATCATAAGGTAATGAAATTTCAGTTATTGCATTTTTTAATTTTTCAGCAGTTGATTTCTTCAAAATATAAGCATCCACACATCTAGTTTTAGGATTTCTATACTTTTCATAAACTACTTTGCCGCTTTGAATTTGAATTCTAGGTTTATCATTTTCACAACCAACACCATCTAAAATTTGTGGAGAAAAACTTGAACCTAAAAAAATCATATCAAAATCTTGTGGTGTTTGATTCATATAATGATCAAACAAAGTAAAGAAATTATTTTTTAATATCACATCATCTTCTAGAACTAACCCATAATCAATATTATTATCAATCATATGCTGTAAAACATAAATATGTGATAAAGAATTACAAATCTCAGAAATTTTTAAATCTCTATAAGTAGGTGCTTCATTATATAGACCTATTACTCTATTATTCCAAACATCAGGATCTTTTTTATATACTTTTTGAATATCTTCTTCTGTAATTGTATTTCTATCATAAAAATCAACCCAAGTAACATTCTTATCCTTAAATTGATTTTCAAGATATAATCTTCTATCTTTCAATTCTTTCC